AATTGATTTCCATTTAATGGTAATTTCAAGTGTAAGACCTTCCTCAATATCGGGAAATACTTCGTTGGAATCATCAATATCCAATTCCTCATTAAGTGTTTCTTGGAACAATGATTCTGCCATATCCCACACGTGTGGGACTGCATCATGTTTTTTAGAATCAAGTGGAATTGGTGCATACAGATTCCTAGGTTTTGGGTATAATTTAACAGCCGCGTCCTTGTCCGTGTCAAACAATTCCTTTTGATATTCACAAATAGGACATTTACCACTTACTGACTGTCTACACACATAGGATTTATTATCCGCTCCGATGTTTCGATGAAGAAGGTAAGGACGTCTGTACCAAAGACTACCTACGGGGGCATCTTCTTTATCAGGATGTTTTGCGTCGGTTACTTCGTACGGCATAAAATCCATTCTAATCTTTTTTACATTGTCCTCAAATGTAAGTAGAGAAACACCTTTTGGAAGTGTGAGATGACTTGAACCACCAGCAGACCCACGTGGTTTCTTTTTTGAGTTTGTCGCTACCCGTCCCCTGAAATTACTTTTTTTCTTTGTTGTCTTCATAAATAATTGAATTTTTGATTAGTGAAATTATTAATTTTTACGTTTCATTTTTGATGCAATTCCTGATTGTACTTTCTTTTGTTTTTCCTCACGTTCCCATGAAATATCACGAGGAACTTTAGGACCTGCAAAGTATTGTTGACCGTGTAAACGAACTAAATTTTCAAGTGCTTCCTTTCTTTGTTCAAAAGCTCGTACCGCACTCATTGCCATATCCGCTTCGTATTTTGCATCTAGATATTCCTGAAATGCTTGTTTATATTCAGAAGACGTGATGGTTATACTTTCGATTGATTTATCCGTTATCTTTTCCAGTTTATATTTTTCAGGAGTAGCTCGGATTTTTCTGTCAATCTCTGCCTTTGTTATTTCCAGTGCCTGTTTCAATTCATCCAACTCCATTCTTGCCTGTGCTAAATGTTTTGAATATTGCATCATCAAACGAGGTTGTTCTAACCATTCAATATCCAGTGCCTCCTCATCAATTGATATATCCTTTTCGTAGTCCATTTCTGCAACCGCAGGATCTGTAAAACCTGCAAATTGACTTTTAATAAATTCCTTCTTATTCATATTTTAATTTTTAATGATTGAATAACAGGCATATACTAATTGTGGAAATCCTGAATCATAGAAAGGATTCATAAATTCCTCAAGTATTAGTCCTGCCCGTTCATTATCTCCTTTTAATAGTACAGATTGACAATAACCAAGAACACAACGCCGAATCCCCTCGGGTTCTTGATCTTTCAATCCGTTTAGTATAGTTGAAATCTGTTTCCAACTATTAGAACTTAACAGCGCACGACATAACTCAATTGATTGATATTGTTCCGCGGCTGTTTTCGTGGCGGTAGTTAAACGCATTTCGTTAGGGACACTCAATACTTGTTCTAGGATCTGTAAGGCATTTCTTGGATGTCCTAAACTGTCTTGGATTATTTGTTCGTAGACAATACGGTCCAAACTTTCATTTTCCGCCTTCGTTGTCTCCCTTAACAATCGCATCATCTGTCCATCATTTAGTGGCTTAAGTTGGTATTGTTGACAGCGCCCCCGTAATGTAGGAATCAATTTATTATAGTCGGTTGTACAAAGTACGTAAAACACATGTGCGGGCGGATCTTCGGTAGGCTTAAGGAATGCATTTTGAGCATCGGAGGTCATTTTATGTGCCTCGTCTATAAGCCATCCTCGTGCTTTACCTTCAATCGGCTTAAATGTACTATTTTTTGCAATGTCTCTGACCGTGTCAATTCCTCGCATGTCCGCAGAATTTAATTCCCTGAGGTCAGAACCTACACAACCTAGAGTATTAAGAATAATACGTCCAATTGTAGTTTTACCACACCCTGTAGGGCCATAAAGTAAAAAGGTATGAGGAGGGTTTGGTTTGCTCAGTATTGAGGTTAGTGATGTTTTTACCTCCTCATTTCCCTTTACTTGTTCAAATGTTGTTGGTCTATGTGTATTGAAAAGGCTCATAGTTTTTTATTTTTTATTTTTTAAAGCAGATATTAATGATCCTGAATCTATGTGAAATGTTTCATTTCTTGATCCTGAAATGTTTCATTTCTTGATCCTAGAATTAAATCATGTGGTTCCAACGATAATGATTTTAACCGCTGAATTTCCTTTAATAAACCGTCAATTCCTGAAACGTTGAAAACACCTGCCAAGTATGCAAAATCCACTTCCTTTTCAGTATATGAAGATCTTCCCATAGTTAAGATAATTTAAGTTTTTGTTTTTCTGCCCAAGGTGAATCAACTGGTGAACATTCTAGGTCTACATCAAGTGGAACAATAATCCATGACCAGTGTTTAGGTAATTCCTTGCATGTAATTTCTTTTATTTTTGCAGCTACTTCGGCAAGTTCTGATGGATTAACGTCTAAAATCATACTGTCATGAATTTGTCCTATTAGTTTCGTATCCATTTTATTTTCCATCAACCATCGATCCACTTGAATAAATGACCAAAGTAAACAATGAAATGCACTGCCTTGTATAGGGTAATTTGATGTATCTTTTTTATCCATCACTCCCTGACAACGAAAGCCTGTGTATGTGTCAACATAACCACGTTTAATATACCTTTCAAACCATTTATCCTTCCACTCTGCATATACATTGAAACGATTTCCCCAAAAATCATCCTCAATTATTTTGAGATTATCTGTGAATTTATCAAATGATTTTATACCATGTGAAATTAAATGGTCAGATAGTGTTCCTTCATTTAATGCACAACCTTGTCCTTTTGTCCAACGTTCCTTACCTAATTTTCCCCAAGTGCATGCAAGATTACTGGCACAATTTTTATACCAACTACCATAAAATTCAGGAAACACAAAACCATTTTTTGCCGCCTGTCTTAAGTGTTTATGAGATTCAATGGACTTATCAATTTTATCAATAAGGAAAATCTGTTCTGCCATATCACGATGCATGTCCGTAGATGGATCTGAAACATATGTAATCAGTTTTGGATCTTTATTGTAGCAAGCGGAAACACAAACTTCAACCCCTTTAAAGTCAGCCTCCAACATCTGATGACCAGGACGTGGGTATAATGATCTTCTACATGTTTGCATTGATTCCTCATCCCGTATGGGTATGTTTTGGAAATTAGGTGAATCACTACTGGAACGAAAGGTAATAGCTAAGTTAAGATTAAAGAACGGATGGATATAACCATTCACCTGTTCTCTCAGAAAACCATCCAAATTATTATCTCGTAATCGTTTCAGTTTTTTACACTCTAACAGAATGTCCAATTCAGGGATGTTTAATTGTGTCAAAGCTTCATCGTCCGTTGAACCCATTTGGTTTTCATCGGTACTACTTTTTGTAAATTTTACTGGTTCAAGTTTCTTTACCTTGTATAAAAATACGCTTAACTGAATAGGACTGTAAATATTAATTTTCCCTTTAGTTGAGTGTTCCCAATGTTTAAAGAAGTTCGTGGATCGAAACTGTTCTTCCAATCTACTTATTTTCCTCGTTAAATGTGCCTTCTTTTGTTTTACAAAATCTACATCCACTCTTATTCCTTGTTGTTCTGCACGTGATAAAGCAAGTATTCCTTCATGCATCAATCGGTAGGCTTCGGGAGTGTTCATATTTATACTCATATCATAGTTATTGAATTTATTTAGATAATCTTTTACTGAACAATGACCATCCGTAGCATTTCCTTTTCGTGCTAGCCATCTCTGTACGTTTCCTATTCCAGCTAAATGACCTGCACCAATTACTGAACTCCACGTAATAAGTATTCCATTTACCGTTCGTCCAATTGAGTCAGCAATATTTAATTTATATCTTTTTGAGGTTTTGTTGGCAATACGTTTGTTGATTTCAATTAATTTTACCATGTATTGTACCTGGCAATCCTCGTGTTTTAAAAAATAATCAAACGTACCTCGATAACCTAATGCCCGCAAAGTTGATGGCATAAATTGAAATGCACCTAGTGCACCAATTCTGTTTACTTTCCGCCACGCATTTCCGTATTTATAGTTCAATGAATCGTGCCATGTTTCTGATGATTTCATGTCCACCATAAAGTGGATAATTGTTTTAGGTTCTTTTCTAGGTTCTGAAAATTCAGTGCCTAGATTTGGTGCATACATTTTAAATGATATTACTACCATTAAAATTAAGGCAATCAAATTTTTCATTTTATTATCCGTTTTGGTTAATACTAATTTTTTGTAACTTAGACAGTCTATACTCATAGATACTGTCTAAGGCGCAATATTTCAGTAGTTTGCCTTTACCTCCCGCTTTCGTTAATAATTCCTCTATTCTATTCAATGAGTTTCCATCTTTTGGATCCACGGACATTAACCATGGTTCAATTTCACTGCTATAATCAGCAATACCAAAATTAACATACGTTTGAAATTTCAGCCCTGACACTCCTCGTCTATTGTCCAGTATATGTGCCATTTGCATTGTATCAGTTTCCCACCCTGCCACTGATTGACGTAATTTAACCTTTGACCATGTTTCTTCAAATTTCATATTGTGTGCAATCTTTCGAACCATAGGATCCGCAAGTATTTTTACGAAAGGTTTACGTTTGCTTCTTTCTTCAGGCAGCATGAAAGCATAAACATGATTTTCACTATCTGCAACGGATGCACAAATTATTTTGTGTCCTTGTGCATGTGGTTTTTTTCCTGTTGTTTCATAATCAAAGGCAATGGTTTTATTGGAAGGCACATTTGCTTTTATTTGTCCAAATTGTTTTGTTTCAAATACTATATTATTAAGTTCTTCTAAATCTTCTATGATTTCAATAGTTGGTTCAACATGTACTGGGAAATTAACATTTAGCATTTCCACAGCCTGTCGTAAATCCTGCTTCCAAATTGTTTCTTCTACCCCACCCTCCATTTGTTCTACGTGTGACGGACTGAAAATCGGGCAAATCCATGTTTTATACTCTTGGTCTGGAATTGTGAATCCTCGCCATTTAAATACCGATCCATATTTAGATTTAGCAGAACCAACCAAATCTTTTTTCCAGTGATTACCGATTACACTATATATCGCAGCATGTCCGAATAATACAACTACCTTTGGATGATACTTTTCAATTATCTGCAAAGTGTTTTTACGGCAACACTCAATTTCATTTGGTTTCGCG